TTAGATCATGAGCATTAAAGATTTGATTATAGGCGATAGAATCAGAATCCAAGAAGTTAACGGTGTTGAAATTACAGTGAAAATAAAAAATGTTTATCGTTTAGTTCAGTCAAAACTTGATATGGATAAATGGGTTGCTGATGTAGAAGCAATTGACGGTAGAACTTGGACTATTGATGATAGTTACGATTTTTGCTCATTGGCTAATGAAAATGAACCTGTGGAAATGACGTTAGATGACAAGGTTAGTCACCCAACACATTATACGTATGGAGAAATAGAAATTATAGACTTCATAGAGCAAGTCACTAAAGATTACAAACCAGAGTTAGCATTTGCGATTGGTAATGCAATTAAGTATATCAGTCGAGCTAATCGTAAGAACGGAAAAGAAGATTTAGACAAAGCACGTTGGTATCTGAACAGAGCATTTGAAAAGTGGGAGGGTTAGAGATGATTAAATGCAGATTAAAAGAATTAATGAAAGTATATGAAGTTAATCAAACGGAATTATCTGATGCAACCGGTATAAGTAGACCAACTATCCTATCACTTATCAAAAATGAAGCGAAGGGAATTAAATTCGATACTTTAGATAAAATTTGCAAGCATTTCAACGTGAACATCAATGACTTTTTAGTATCAGATGAAGAAATTAATAAAACTACTAATCAGAAATTAGATGAATTAATAGATATTGCTAGAAGTTTAAAAATGCATGAGGAGGACTAACTATGGTGTATATGTACGAGCCATTTAGCCACACAGTGACTAAGACAGACCTATCTCATTTGCACAACATTACAGGTATTCCACTAAACACACTTTGGTACCAAAAAGAACGTGGCACATATAACGATAAGCTAAAGTGCTTCTTTACCGACACAATGCCGAGAGTGAATAAGAAACAGGAATTTAACGAAAGAGTTGTAGCAAAAGATGAAATTTGGAAGTATAGCGAGAAGTATGATCTATACGTAAGTAACTTAGGAAGAATGAAAAGACCTGATGGAAAATACAAGTTTGCGAATGGATGTAACGGTATTTCCACAGTCATTTATAAAAATAAGAAGTATCGTGCAGCAGATATTGTATATGAAACATTTATCGGTAATTTAAAAAACGGATTACATGCATATCCGAAAGATAGTAGATACAACAATCTCATGGCAGATAACTTATTCCAATCTACATTGCAAAAATATAGAGTGTATCGTAGAAATAAAGGCATATCTAAACCAGTATATCTTGTCGATAACAACAACCGAATTGTTGAAGAATTCGCAAGTACAGTAGAAGCTCAAAAATTATTATTCATAGACAGACGCAACATCGCAAGGAAGTGTGACCGTAAACATGTAAGTGACGGATTGATGTATATGTGGGCAGACGAATACGAGGGGTTGAACGCATGATACTGTCCGACACGGTATCTCAACGATACAAATACAAAACACAAGGCAAAACACCTACAGAAGTACAACGCGAACTAAGACAGATGGGTGTTAAAGGCTTTGTGGTTAAAGTAGCAGGAAGCAGAGTGACGATGAAAGTTGAAAAAGAGAATATAAGAAAGAATAGGGAGTGTATGAGATGAACGCAGAAGCTAAATTTGTATCTAGTGTGATGGACGCTAGGCTGAAGAAAGTTAAAAAAGAACGTGACAGTTTACTTAAACAACGAGATGAACTCATCAATGATATGGCAGAAACGAAAAGGAAAGCAAAGGCGTTTGATGAGATAGATAATTTAATCATTAACGGAACATTAAAAGATAGAGAACCAGATGCGATATTCCAAAATATCTGCCATGTAATTATAAATGTTAAGGAAAGTGATAATGATGAACATCCTAAAAATTAAACCATGTCCATTCTGTGGTAGTCTGCCGAGTATACGATATAGCTTCGATACATTATTAATTGAATGTACTAATAAAAAGTGTAAATTACAACCGTCTACATGGTCACACGTTGATTCCGATAGTGCAGAAAAACTTATAAAAATTTGGAATAAAAGAAAAGATAAGGAGGAAGATTAAATGACTAAAGAAGTATGGGGAGAAATAGAAGGTTACCCTAATCACAAAATAAGTAGTTTAGGAAGATTAAAATCATTTGGAGTAAAAAAAGAAGGGGTAATTATAAATGGGTTTGTAGATAAAGATGGTTACAGACGTCATTTTATGAGATATAAAAATAAATCTAAAAACAAACTAGCACATAGATTAGTTGCAGAAACATTTATACCTAATCCAGAAAACAAAACTCAAGTTAATCATAAAGACGGAAATAAATTAAATAATAAAGTTGATAACCTAGAATGGTGCAACTGCCAAGAAAATATTACTCATGCTTGTAAAACAGGTCTCAGAAAAAATAAAGGTGAACATAATATAAAATCAAAGTTGAAAGGATATGAAGTAAACCAAATTAAACATGCCTTATCTTCAGGTGTTAAACCAAAGGACTTAGCTAAAGAGTATGGGGTTACTAGGTCTACTATATATGATATTAAGAATAAAAAAACATGGTTTGGTTATAACGAAAATTTAGAAATTAAGCTTTTAAGTAATAACGCCATTTTACCTAAAAGAGCTAATGATTTTGACTCTGGATTAGATTTGTATGTATCTGAAACAACAATAATCAAAGCAGGAGAAACAAAAGCAGTTAAAACTGACGTGGCTATTAATTTACCTCACGGATATGAAGCGCAAGTGAGACCTAGATCTGGTAAATCACTTAAAACTAAATTGCGTGTAGCACTAGGAACAATAGACCAAACATACCATAAAGAAATCGGTATTATCACAGATAACATAGGTAACGAAGATATCACAGTAGAAAAAGGAGAAAGACTAGCGCAGTTAGTTGTAGCACCAGTTGTATATCCTACACCCAAACAGGTTGATTGGTTTGAAAATGAAAGTGACAGAGGTGCATATGGAAGCACAGGAGAGTAAAGATATATACGAAATAGTGAAAGAGGTGTTAGGGAAGTGAAAACAACAGAATTTATTGAATCGGTTAAACGTTTAGGATACAAAGTCAAATTGTCATACAAAAATGTAAATCATAAAAAGACTAAACTTTTAATCTATACAGAGAATGAGAGGCATCCAAGTGCATGGGTTTTTGTACATGAACAGTATTCTTTCAGAAGTTTAGGAATTAATAGTGAATTGTTCACATTGTTAGTGATGTATGCAAGCACTCCTATTAACGAACGAGGTGCTAACTTATGCAATACCTAATTACAACATTCACTGATTCATCAGGTACACAACACAAACATATAGCAAAGCTTAGGGATAATCAGACGGCAACTGTGGTTAATGCAGAGAGTAAAGAAGAGGCGATGAAGATATATGAGGAGGATAAGATGATTAAACGAATTTTAAAGATATGGTTTACTATCGCTATGTATGAGTTAGGCAAATGGATTGGTAGAGAGTTGTATTATAAGTTAACTGCTAATGATGAGGTGGAAGTACCTAAGGACTTCGACGAATACGACCACACTCATTTGAATGGCATATACGGAGGTTATTAAAGTGATTTGGATAAGTTTATTATCGGTAACAATTGTGTTAGTACTGTGTATTTTTGCTATATATAAGTGGATTAAAGCAGAGAAAAGAGTTAATGAGTTACAGGAAGATAAACATGGATTGCAATTAGATAAGTTACATTTAGAAAGAGAGGTATCTTGGTTGAAAAATAAGGATAATAAAAACAACATAGGCAAATACGTGGTTGAGTTAAAAAAAGGAGTATATTTAGTGAAAAAATATATAGGTAGTTATGGAAACACATGCATAATCACTGACAATGTATTTGAAGCTTTATCTTACGACGATTTATATTCAGCTAAAGAAGATGCATGTAGTTTTAACGGACGTGTACTAGAACACAAACCTAATTTAGAGGTGGTCAAACAATGTGGGGCGTAATAGCAATCATTATATTAGTTTTACTACTATTTGGCTCTATACTTGAACAGAATGATCTAAAACATCAGTTAGAAGTGAAAGATTATGAGATTAAGACCTTGAAAGATAAGTTGGAGAATGGAGGGTAAGTGATGTTTTATAAATCCAAGTGGATTAAATTAAAAACTCTAGTTCTTAGTTTAATTTTGATGATGCAAAACGATAAAGACCGTAGTACCCATGTTAAAATCGGTGAAATTGTAGCTTTAGAAAGTATATTAAGTAAAATGGATGAATATGACGGCGGTAATGATTTTCAAAATTTAAAGTATGAAGAATACAAAAAGCGAATTAATGAAAAAAGAAACTAAAGAGAATGGAGGGTAAGCATGGGATTAAGAAAATCAACGCAACGCTATTTAGAAAGTGAATTAAGCAATTATAGGCATAT